TTGTTCGCTTGTAGTGACTTGCTGTAGATAGTTAAGCACTTCGGTATCTTGCTCAATTAGGTAGTCCCCTAAATAGCTGTTCCCGGTGCCAATAGCTCGAGCGCCTTGATAGTTAATCTCGGGGTAGTTAAGCACCGTATTTACGCGGCTGCTAGATAACTCGCGGGCGGGTGTTTCTTCGTTTAACGCTTGGTTGGCTAGCACCGTAAAAACGTCGGAACATTGGGCGTACATGCGGTCGCCGTTCGGTTGTGTGTCGTAGGCCAAATTCCAATCGGTAACTAGCCCGGTGTAAATGGGTATTCCGTTACTGCTAATTACTATGGGTGTTCGCGGTAGTACGCCGGTGGCGTTGTACGGCGCACCTTGCCAATAGGGGCTGCTTTGGTTTAGCGGATCTAATACGCGGCTTGAGTTGTCGAATACGACGGTTGCGGTGCCGGCGTTAAATTGGTCTAGTTGGCGGTTACGGCCGCGTGTAATGGTTACCGACTCGACAAGGTAGGTAAGGTCGGCAAACGCTGTGCCGCCTAGTGTGCCGGTGTCTAATTGGTTGCGGGCGACGTTAAGGCCGTCTAGCTGTAGGGCGTTGCCGAAACCTGCCGTAGTTGGAAACCCGACGCTAACGGTAGTTACTGGCGTTGTCATGCCGGCGCAAACACGGTGCCGCTACGCCGTTGGGCCTTTTGGATTAGCTCGATGAGCTGTTGCCCGATTTGGTCGGGTGATGAAACTACGCCAGCTTGTACGGTGATATTTATATCCCCACCGCCCATGCTGCCTAGACGGTCTAAAGGTATGACGGCTTCGGGGCCGCCGCCTTCGCCGATCATCGCAAGGGTTGGGCCGGTTACGATGCCGCCGCTAGCAAGGGTGGCAATACCCGAAAAATCTATAGCGCCTAGAGCTAACGGGTTTTGTACTAGCCAATCGCTAATAGCTTGAAAGTCGAAAGACATAGGCGCGGTGCTTGTGCCACCGCCAGCCGTTACGCCGCTTACAGCGCCCGTAAAACCGCTTGTAAGCCCTGCTACAGCGCCAGCGGTGTTGGCAGTACCGAGGCTAATTGTGTAGGTGTCTACGACCGCTTGAATACCCGCTACTAAGTTTGTACCTGCGGTTACGCCCGCTTGGTAAAACTGTTTTGCGCTGTTTGCGCCTACGGTGTCGGCGATGCTTTGTACGTCTGCGGTTAGCGTATTGGCCTCAAGAATTGCCCCGGCGCTGCCTAATAGTTCTTCGGCTATAAGTGTGCCGCCGTCTACGCCAGCTGCTAATACTTGCTGTAGGGCTGACTCGGAAAGGCCAGCAGCCAATAAGCGGTTAATGAGTACGCCAAAGTCTTTAACCTTTTGGGCTTGTGCCTTTAGGTTGTCTAAAAAGGTTTTCGGTGTGGCTTGAGCCGTTACTAGCTTTTGCTCTGACGCGGTGAGCTTGTTGGTGGCTTCGTTTAGGTCGCTTCGTGCGGCGGCTAGATCGTCGTAGGCGGCTGCTGTTCTTTCGGGGTCGTCGCCTTTGGCGGCTTTAACGTAGGCGGCTTGTGCTTTTGCCACGTTTGCGGTGGCTTTTGCTACGCCAGCTTGTGCGTCGCTTACATTTTCTACGGCGTCGGCTAAGGCTTTAGAGTTGTCGGCCGCCGTCTGTTGGGCGTTGCCAAAATTGAAAGACGATTTAACAGAGTCGGAAACCGATTTAGCGTAATCGTCGAATTTCTTTATTGCTTCGTCTAATACGCCGTTAGCAGTTTCGAGCGCTTTAGCCATTTGATCGCGTAAAGCGTCTTTAAGTACCACAAGTTCGGCGGCTAGTTTCTTTGCTGCCTCGGCTAGTTTCTTTTTAGCGGCGTCAGCCTTTTTAGTTGCTTCGGTGTTTTTATTTGTTTTAGTTGTGCCGTCGTCCGTCGTTATGCCTAAGCCTTTAAGCATCTTTTCGTACTCGAGTTGAGTTGCTGTGGCTGTCTTTGTGGCGCTCGTGTTTTCTTTGTTTGCTTTTACGCTTCCGCTAATTTTCTTGGCCAATATGGCTAGGGTTGCGGCCCCGGCAATAGCTGTACCAATACCAATAACCGTAGCTACTTGTACGGCTGTAAATGACGTGGCTAATGCAATGTTGGCTGCTGTGGTGATTGCTGCAATAGCGCTAAAACCAGCCATAACGCCATTAACTAAAACAATAGCGGCAGCTAGGCCGCCGATAACGACGCCCATAGTTACGATTAATGGGGCGTTGTCGCTAGCAAATTTCGCAAACTCGGATAGCAAACCAACGGCAATAGCCATAACGGGTAAAAACCCTTTACCGATATTGGTTTTAGCGTCTTTAATTTGAGCGGTTAAAATACGTTGCTTGTTCGCTGCGCCGTCTGCTGTCCGGGCAAAGTCGCCCTGCTGTAAGTTTGTCTGCTCAAGAATAAGCGCTTGCGCGGCGAGGCTTTTATTTTGTGGCGTTAATGCGTCTTTGGTTGTTTTGACTAGCCCTAGCTCTAAAGCCTTTGCGCGTAGTGACGCGTCGTCGAGCAAAATACCAAAACGGCGTAGCGGCTCTGCCTCGCCTCGTAAGCCTGCGCCTAAAGCTAGTACGGCATCTTCGGGGCTGGTGTTGTTAAATGATGCTAGATCGGTGGCTAGGGTCGTGAACTTTACGGCCATGTCTCCTAGATCGGTGCCGGTTAGGCCAGCTGCGGTACCTAATACGCCAAATGTTCCGGCGGCTTTTAGGGCTTCGGTTTGTGACTGGCCTAAAGCTGTTGCGGCCGTTTTGGAAAAATCCATAATGGCGGTAGACGCCTCGCCAAAAATTACTTCGCTTTTGCTTGCTTCCTCGTTAAAGTCGCTAGCCAATTTGGCTGCCCCAAAAGCTGCAACGCCTAGCGCGCCTAGCGCTGCGGCTGCTGGTAGAAAGGCTTTTTTAAGAACAAAACCCGCGCGGGCTGAATTTGTCTCGAGTAACTTAAATTCTCGGGTGGCTTTATCGAAACCCTTAGTATCTAGGCTCGAAAGAATTGGTATAGATAGTGCCATTATTTGTATTCAATCTGTAGGGCTTTGTTCATTTTGACAGATACCCGGCTAATTATTTTGGATAGTTCGCTTTGTACTGCTGGCATGACGGCAACGACGCCCGGGGTAAGTGACCGGGACGCTCGAGCGTTAGGGCCTTCGCCTTCGGTTATTAGGTTTGTTACAAATTGTGAGCCTTCGCGGATACCGGCGTGATCCCATAGGGCGGCGGCGGCGTCTGTCTGTTGAGCAACTAGCAGCGCATAGGGGCGGGCCTTAAAATCTATAGTTTGTGTGTAAGCGTTGTTTATGCGTCGGCCGTCAATTATTAGCGGCTTGTTAAAAGTCACGGTACGTTCACGGCTGGCGCGTTTACCTACAACGGTTTTTACACCGGCTGTAACGTTTTTAATCCTGTAGATAGTTTCGTTACGGCCTTTAATCATTGAGCCGCGCACCATACCCGATAGCGGGTAATCGGTTGGGATCATTGACCGCGCCGACTGTACGACCATACGGCCCGCGCCAGCTTGAATATCTGTAGTGATTTGGCGTCTAAATTTAGGGTCGAATTTGTTTAGTTCGGTCAATGTCTGTTGTATTCCGAATACTTGAGCGCTAGCGGCGACGGGCATTAGCGCGCTCTCGTTCCCGGTGTTGAGTGTTTAGAACATCTACTACGGTTGCTAAATCGGCTGCGTCGAAATCTATCGACGGTGGCCAGTAATGCACCGCTACCAGTAGCTCGGCTAGTTGTCGGCGGTAGCTGCCGACTCTGTAGGGTTTGGGTTTTCACTATCTACAACTTCCAGCGCGGCGCACTCTTTAATAAATTGGTCGAATGAAACCGGTACCACGATATTAGCCATTTTTGACGCTTCGTATGCCATGTACGCTAGGTGTTCCATTGCTACGCCGTTTGCTAGATCGCTGGCGCGCATTTTGTATTTGCGTTCCCATAGCACTACTACCATTAGGTTAGTAGCTACTTCGTATACGCCGTCGTTGCGGGTTACTCGAATTGTTATATTCATGTCGGGCCTTTGTTTAGGGGTTTAGATTAGTTTGTGTCTACGGTGTAGACGCCGCCAGTAAAAACCACGTCCATAGTGGTTAATTCTGAAAGCGCAAAACCGATTGGTAGCGAGGCTAAAAAAGTACCAGTTAGGGTTAGTCCGGGATTGGTTACGGTGTAGGTACCGGGTGTAACTGGCTTTTCAGGCGACACGATAACGGTAGTTGTAGTTCCTACTAAACCGTTGAGGGTAATCCAAGTTTCAAGAGCTGCAAACGAGCCGTAAAGAGACAAGGTAAGCGAGTGATCTCCAAGGCCTTTTACGTATTTGTTATCCACATCGCCAAAGGCTGTAGCGGTAAGTTGCGCGTAGTCGATAGAAAAAGTAGCGGCGGTGCATTGGTCGGAAATGTCCACCGAGTTTACTATTACGTGTGGGTTGCTTAAAAGTGTGCTGGTAGCCATAGGGGTTAATCCTTTGTATCGGTTTCTGTGTCGGTGTCTGTCTCTGTTTTAGCAGATTTAGCGGCCTTAGTGGTGGAACTTTGACCGATGAAACCGCCAGCTACTAAAGCGTCGATATTTGCGCCGGCGTATCGTTTGTCGTTGGGGTCAAATTTTGCCCCTACGGTGCCTAGACGTTCTGAGAGAATTACGTACATTTTGTGCCTAACTTGTTTGCGCTTGAATGTTTATGTTTAGATCGTAGGCCGGTAGCTCTACCCCGCCGATAATAGCCATAGTTGGCCGTCCATCGGTGACACCTACAGACGCGTTTAATACTTTGGCGGCAATGTTCATTAGCGACCGTTGGGCGTCTAGGTTTCCGGGGCCTAAAGTGATGCAACGTACGGGGAAACTCATTTTAACTATGTTGCCGTTGTAGGCCTGAAATGTGGGGGCGTCGATAAAGACGCAAGGCGGGACAAGGTTGCGCGGGTCGGTCACGACTTGTAGCCCGGTAATTGTTCCAAGTTTCGCCGCTAGGTCGTCTAGGCACTCGTTAAACAGGTCTGTAAAGGCGACTACGGGCATTACGCGAGCGTTGGGCGGTCAATACCCAATAGTTGTTTAATTGTGCCGTTAAGGCCGTTGGTGCTGGCGACGCCGTAGCCATCGAAAGTAGCCATATCTTGCAAGCCGCCCCGCTGTCGATAGAGCGCGCCGCCGTATTGTGTCGTTCCAAGTTTTACGGCCCCGTTGGGTGCCGGCGTTAGTAGGTCTTGATACCCGGCAATTTTTCTACGTGTAAAACAAAATTCGTTAGCGGCAGCTGCGCACACGGTAAGAAATGCGGCGTCCCCGGCCGTTGCGGTGCCTATCCCAAGCCAATCCTCAATATCGCCGGCTGTAATCCAAGTACAAGCGACGAGATCATTAGCTACGGTGCCAGTGGTCGCGCTGCGTTCCACATTGGCGGCCGTTAGTGCATAAATAATTTGGTACGGAATGGGTTGGTTGTAGTCGTACTCTAAATCGCCTTCGTCGCTAACACCCGTAAAAAGATATTCGGGTGTTGCGTATACGGTGCGTGATCCGTTAAATGTGGCATTTACCCC